GTGGGATCAGATAAATAATTATCATGTCTTGGATGTGGAACTATAATATCTATTTCAGCTTCATGACAACAAATTCTATATAATTCTTTCATTATACTATTAAAAATGTCTGGATTTTGACCAATATGCTCTAGAACATGAGAGAGCATAATATGTGATACTTCGTTATCTTTGAAAGGATAAGGAAAAGTTTCTAAATCATGAACATACTCTGGATTAAAAGTGTCAAACTTATCTAAATTAACATATCCATCTATTCTTTTATTACCAGAACCTAAATTAAGTTTAATCACTTTTCATTTGCATTATTAGAGAAAACCTTTTTGATTTATCATCAGAAGCCCAATTTAAAGGCGTATGCACAGTGTTTGCGTGCCAAATAACACCTCTATTTTCATTAAACCCAACATGAGTATTTAAATCACGATTTAAATAAAAACCAGTTCCCTTGTTTAAATTAGTATTTCCCTTAATATAAATTATTATTTGATAATCACACTCGTCACTTAAATCACAATGAGGAAGAGGCTCTACAGTAGCCAACATAGTATAAGAACAAAATCTTACTTTTAATTTTTTATTTAAAATTTTCTCACATTTTTTTCGTACAATTTTTATTATTTCTTCTTCTGCATCACATGAAAACCAAATATGCTTTATACCCTCTATCATGTTAGTTTGAGGAAAATAGTTATACATCTCTATTTTTTCGTGTATTTTTTTAAAGATATCACTATCTAAAAAATTATCTTTTATAATTATATCAAATCCATTCATTATAAATTTTCTTCTTCTATTCTTTTTTGTTCTTTGTCATTAAAAGATATTGATTCTTCATCAACTTCTTCTTTTAAATTTTTACAAGGTCCGTCTTTATTAACGTAGTGAAAAAAAGCTTGATGATGCCAACTTCCATCAGGTTCGGTAAATATAGGTCTCCAATGTTGTATTTCTCTTCCTTTATATATTACTCCATCTCCTGATTCTATAACAAGAGGAGTTTCCCCCATACACAAAGGCCATTTATAATTTTTATTATTATATTTATATTTTAAAGTTAAAGACATACTTATTTCACAAGCTGGTCTATCTATGTGTCGTTCTAAATTAGCTCCTGATAAATATATTCTACTATAGCTATAAGTAGGATTTAACTTTAAATTAGATTCGTGTTCTATTCTTTTTTTAAAAAAATGAAGAAGTTCTCTATATAAAAAATATTTAGAAGACAGTAAGGAATAAGCTTCAGTTACTTGATCATCTATAAAAGCTCTGTCAAAAGAAGTAGATTGATTAATTTTTTGTAAAGAACTTGAAGTTATAAATTCTATAAAATCTTGAGACAGTAAATTTTTTATAGGTTTATATAAAGTTTTCATTTATTAATGAATCCAAGTAATTACAACATGTCTATCACCTTTAGTTACAGGTAATACTGCATGAGGAAAACAAAAATTACTAGGAAAAACAATGGCACTTCCTGTTTTTTTTTCTAAAATATATTCTTTATTAAAAAAAGAAAAATTTCCTCCTTCATAGTCATCATTTAATAAAAAAGAAATACTAAGGACTCGAGGATCAAGATCAAAATGATCAGTGTGTTCTCTATACTCTCCTTTATCAGATCCCCTATACAGTAAATGTTCATATCCTGTATCTTCGCATGATAAACCTGTATTAAAATGTGGACATTCTTCGTGATATTTTTTAAGTATTGTTCCTACACCATTAAAAAAAACATTTTCAAATTTATTGTTAAGATGTTTTACCAAACAATTTCTGTATCTTGTTACTTTACCTCCTGACAATGTTGCAGGAAAAAATTTTAAATCTTTTTCTTTTATTATTTCTTCACATACCTCTAGAGGAATAATATCAGGATATAATTTTATAAAATCTTTAAGTGTGTTCATTTAGATCTCAATAAAATTAGCCATAATATAACGAGGAGTTGAATTTCCTGCAAATTGTAGAGGGCTGTGATATATTTTAGCATCAAAAAAAAGAGCTCTATTTTCTTTAAATCCAACATGTGAGTTTAAAATTTGTTCTTCTCCTTGATCTATATAAAAACCTGTTCCATTATTTATTAAAGGATTTCCTAATAAATAAATTAAACAGTTAAAATCTGCGTGATCCTGATGAGGAATAGCAGGAGTGTTAGGAAAACTTAAAAAATAAAATGATTCCATATGTTTTATTGATGAAAAATTAAAATGTTTTTTTAATTGTCTAGTTACTTCTTGAACAGCAGGAGCGTCTTCCGTTAATTCTACATGATGATAGTTGCGGTTATAAACACTCTCTGAAGTAGAAAATCTGTATTGAAAGTCTAAAGTTAAAAGTTCCTTTTGCAAAGTTTGTATAAACTTAGAATCAAAAAAATTATCTTGAACGTAAATATTATTTTTCATTTAAAACTTTTTTTATTCCAAAACAATGTTTTATATTTGTTAATAGCCAAGCTTGTTAAATTAAAAATAGTCTTAGAATGTTTTTCTTCTTTATAATAACCTGACCATTTTTTCCAACTTTCTCTTTTAAAAGGAATAAGCTGAACCATAGGATCTCCTTTTTTTATTAAAAATTGTTTGTCTCTTTTTAATAAAATAAAAGGAAAATTAATTGTACTAATATATGTATCAGTATCCACTATTCCTTCAATTATTTTAAATCTATCCTCGTCATATCTATTCATAGGATGAACAAATAAACAACTATATCCAGGAGGAGTTTTTATTAACCATTTATTAATAAACTTTCCTGCGTGCTCCCCTGTCTTACTATGCCACTCTATTGGAAGTTGCACTTTATTATGATAATCAAGCTCATTACGCTCGTGATTAGCAGGAGACATAGTAAAATCATTTTCTACAGGATTTATAATATAATCTTGATCAAAACGAATAATGTAACCCGCTGTAAGAGAATCTAAAAAAGGCATACATGTTTTAACAGTAGCTCTATGAAGATCCTTGTTAGTAAAACGCTCTAATTTTCTATAGGCATTTGGAATCATTCGTGAAGCAGGCTCAGGATGTGGCCATACATCTACCATCTCTTTATTTATAGCACAAAAAATTATTTTTTTATCAATCATTTTTTTCCTTCATTATAAATAAGTAATCAATTTTTGAATTATTAATTGTAAATTGTGCTAATTCTTTGGTGGCTGCTAAAGGCATTCCAGCTAAATTAAAAGATGTATTTAGTAACATAGGTACCCCAGTTTTTTCATAGAATATTTCTAATATATTATACATTATTTTGTTTTGTTTTGCAGTTATTGTTTGTATTCTACAAGTATTATCAATGTGTAAAACTGCTGGTATTTGATTTATTTTTTCTTTTTTGCAAGGTACGGCTACAGTCATAAAAGGAAGTTCTTTTATGTGTAACATTTCAAACCAATCGTGTGCATGTTCTAACATAACAGTAGCCCCAAAAGGCCTAAAAAATTCTCTTTTTTTTACAGTGTTAACAATATCTTTTCCATTTTTATTTCTTGGATCAAATAATATAGACCGATTACATAATGCTCTCGGACCTGCTTCACACCTACCTTGAAATAAAGCTACAATTTTTTGCCTTAATATTCTTTCTACAATTTTTTTATTAACAGTCATGTCCTAAATATAAAGATGTTAATGGTCTTATTGTTTTATCATTAGTTAATTTATGCCAATAATATTTAGCAGCGCCTAGTGAAGTACCTCCGTCATTTGCTAAAGGGTCAAAATAAAAATTAATATTTGGAAAAGCTTTTATGTATTCAAAATTATTAACACAGTTTAAAGCGTATCCTCCTGTCATAACAAAATTTTTAATTTTACTTTTTTTAATTATGTCGTTAATTCTATCTAAAGAACGTTCTTTACTTTGTTTTTGAACTTTATAAGCAAGATCAGCTTTGTATTGAAAAGACTCAAGGTCTTTTTTAATTTTTTTTAAATCAAGACCTGTTTTAACTTTATAATTAATTTCTAACCAAATTTTATAATAGTATTCAGTTGCAAACCACTTGTTATTTTTTTTATAAAAAAAATCATTTATGTTGTTATTATTATTTCCATATGCAGATAAACCCATTACTTTCCCTGAATCATACCATTCAAAACCTAGCATATCACAAACCATGTGAAAAGCGAATCCCATGGAATAAATTGGATTATTATTATCCCATTTTTTCCAACCAGTTCTATGCATTTTTTCCAATAGATTAAATTCACAAGGATAACTTGCAGTAAAAACAGATTCAAATTCTTGACTTTCCCAATCTCCTTTAATACGTCCTCCGCCGTCTGATACAAAAACAAGAGCTTCTGTAAACCCTGAACTGTAAAAAGCACATGAAGCATGCATTAAATGATGATCTATCTCTATTATTGTTTTTTTAGGTGTAATATTATTTTTTTCTAAAAAATATTCTTTAAAAACATCTGGAGCTACTAAACCTGGAAAATTAATATAAGTTAAAACAAAAACATCAACTTCATCATCAACATACTTTTTTACTTCTTGCATTAAATTTGTTGGAAGATCATCTTTTTTTAAATATGTTAATTTTTCTTCTTCCATAAAAAATAAAATATTTCCATCTTTTATAACGCAAGCACTAGAATCATGACCAACAATCAAAGATAATATTTTCATTCATCTTCATCTTTTTCAACTGGATTTAAAATATGAAAATTAAAAGACAAAGATCTTCTAGTCTCCCCTTTCTTTTTAGGTTTAAAAGGCATAACTTGATGTTGTTGTTGAGCTTCAAAAATAAAAAAATGACCTACCTCAGGATTAATCCATTGACATCCGTCCCCCCTCACACAATTAAAAGCTAACTTACCATCTTTAAATTTATGAGGATGAAGAGTATCATTAATAAGTTCAGGGATTTTTAAAAATAAAACTGTAGAATATCCCGTTCCATCATGATGAATATGAGGAGGATTATATTCTCCCTCTTTCATATCATTTATCCAACAACTGGTAATTTCTAATTTATAATCATGTTTTTTAAGAAGACGAAAGTATGCTAAACTATTTATATAATCATTCATACACTCTACAATACTTTTATATATTTTAGTTTTTTGAAAAGTTGGTGTAAAATCTAATTCAGAACTTAACCGACCAGCTAGACGGTGGCCAAAAGTGTCTAATTTTTTTTTCTCTTCTTCATAGGTCAAATTTAATTGGTCTATTTCTTCACGAGGAAGATCATAGGCTTTAATTATTCTTCCATCAACCGAAGTATAATTGTTAAATTTTAATAAGCTCATCTACTATTTTCTTTGGTTCAATTTCTACACAATTAGGATATTCTGATTGCATGTTAATATTTTCTTTATACCCAAATCTTTCAGGCTGAGTTCTTCCCCATAATACAATACCTTTGGAATTATTAAAAGAACGATTTGAGCATATATGTTGAAGAGCACTATCTATAGATATAAAATATTTACAATATTTAGCTAAAATCATAAAATGTTCTCTAGTGTTAAATAAAGGAGCTCCTCCTTTATCATTAAAACAAGTCTCTCCCACATATTCTGGTTTTTCATTATCGTGTCCAAAAACAATAAAGAAGAAAGAGGGAAAAGCCTCTTGTAAAAGACTAATAAGTTCTTGACCATATTTATAATTTCTTCCCATATTATCAAAATCATAAGCACCAATTTGTGCTCCTTGTCCCCCAGTAAATTGAAGTAAAATAAAATTATTTAATTTAGAAATATTAGGTAATAAAGTTTTTTCTACCATAGGATTAATAGTATAATCAGGACGAAAATCCTTTACTGTTACTTCAAATAAATTAGCCCATTCTTCTACAATATGAGAACTTTCTTTTAAAAAATTACTTTCATAAGGATCATGAAAAAAAAGATTATCATATTTATTAAAATAATTTCCTCCATTAAATACTTCCACAAATGAATATTGAGAATCAGCTACTTCAGGACATGATTTAAATATCTCAGGGTAAGCAGAATTAATAAGTAATTTTTGTTGGTGTTTTTCAAATAAAGGTTTTAATAAAGGAGTAAATTGTAAATGTTTTCCCACCCCTCCCTTAATACAATATAAATTAGGTTTTTTCATTTAATAACCTCCTCTTCTGTTCTGTTTATATACCAAGTAGTATTAGTGTATCTCGTTCCAGATGTAATTGGTAAAACTTTATGTTTTTGTTGTGTGCCATTAAACAAAACTATTTTACCCTTTTTTGGTTTAATAATCTTACCCTCTATAACAGTCTCACCGCCTTCGTAATTATCATTTAAATTTAAAACTGATGAAAGAAATTTATCTTGAAAATCTAAATGTTCATCCTGCCATTCTCCTTCAGGCCATTTTACTATTTGTGAATAATCTACAAAAGTGTTTTTTAAAATTTTATCTGCAAAAAAAGTTAGTCTATTTAATAAAAGCTTAAAAGCAGGATTTCCTTCTGCAGCTTTTTCGTCACAGTTAATAGTAAAAATATATCCAGCTTCTGAGTTTCTGTGTTTAGCATCATATGAATGGGTATTATGATACTTTACAAAAAAATCGCATAATTCATTACTTATAAAATTTTCTTTTTCAATTATCATTCTTACCCAAATTTCCCAGTAAATGTTTGATCTAAAACATCTAGAGGTTTTCCTTTATAAGACATATCTTTATGAATTTCCTTAGTAGTATATCGAGGCTCTAAATTTAAAGCTAAAGATATACGCAAGTCATCAGAAGTATTAGGAGTAACCGAGTGCATAACATCTCCGTTAAAAACAACTACTGATCCTTCTTTAGCATTAATTTGCACATCATTTTGTTCCCAGTTTCCTTTTATTTTAATTTTACTTGCATAACGATCATGAAGAAATAAATTACCTGTGTTATCAGGAACTTTTACAAAATACACGCAAGAAAAAATAGTTCCATGAACATGAGGAATAGCATAAGTATCTTTTTCATAAATATTTAACCATGAATGACATACAAATAATTCATCAGGCATATCCCAATTTTCTGATTTTATAACGGCTGGAAGCATATCATCTCTAATAATTTTAGCTACTTCTCCAATAGCTGGATAAATATGATGTGATCTCCAATCTGTTCTTTTTGCTTTTACATTACAAGCAGATGTACGTTGGTTAGAAAAGTTATGTTTATCTGTATTTAATTCTACAAGAGCAATGTCTTCTAATTTTTTTTTCCATT